CTTGCGCCGGCGACGGCGCGGCTTGCCCTTGCTCATGGTGGCGAAGCAGGAGCAGGCCGGCTTGAGGTCGGCCCCCACGTAGATCGTGAGGCGCATTACGCCGCCTCTGGCGCCGGCAACTCCACGTGCTTCGGCATCCCATCCGCGTCGCGCTGGCGCGCGAGCCAGTCCGCCCAATAGTCGCGGATGCGGCACGCTTCCACCATCTTCCGGGAGGCGTAGACGTTGGCTCCCCGCGAGGCGAGCCAGTCGTCGAGGTCCAGAATGAACTGGTCCATCGCTCAGGTCGAGGCGCCCGTGAGGGTGTGGCGCCACGTCTGCCCGTCGAACAGCACGACGAGGCCGAGCGTGGAGTCCGCGTACTTGTCCCCCTTCTTGGGGCGCGCCGGCCGCTGCGCCGTCGTGCCCGTGGCGTGCGCGGCGTTGCCGGTCACGGGGAGCCAGCCATTCGACTCGAGCTCACCCGAGTCAAAGTCCGGCGCATTGATGATCGTTCCAGCGGTGCCGGTGTACGTGCGACCGCTCACGATGGTGGTTGCCCCGTTGGCGGGGGCGAGAAGGGCTACGGTTGACATGGAGGACATCCTTTCGATCCTTTGCTGCGGTTCGCTACGTCAGAAAGCGGTGTATCCGGCGAGGCTTACGGTCGCCGGGGCATAGGAGCTTGCGAGCGGGTCGGAGATGGCTCCGGGCAATGCGTTGAACGCCTGCGCAGTGGCCTGCATCGCGAGTGCGATGGGGCCGCCCGCGCCCGTGTAGGCGGCGAAGAACGGGCCGCCCTCAATCGTGAATTTCGAGTACAGGAAGATCGGGTAGCCGACCGTCGTGGTGGATCCGCTCGTCGTGACGTGCGTGGTGATCCCGCTGGCCGAAAAGTCGATCCCCGAGTTGAACGATGCGAGCTTCGAGCCTGCGGGGATCGCCGTGAGCAGGCCGTCGCCAGAAAGCACTCCGCCGCTTGGTAGAACGACGGGACGGGACATCGCGTAGCGGAGCGCGGAGTCCGTGATGGCGCCGCCGGTTGGCTCACCGAGGCCAACGGCTTGAGTGTCGTATGCCACGAGGCCGAGGCCGTCGGACCAGTCGAACCGCCCGCCCGAGGCTCCGGGAATCGGGCCGCCGCCGACCAATTCCTCGACCATGACCACGCCGGAGCTAAAGGCGAACACCGGGACTTGCATCTTCCCGGCGGGGGAGTTGTAAAGCGGCAGCGCGCTCGTCCCGGTCGGCTCCCAGACGTTCGCGGGGAAGAACGCGAAGGGCTTCAGCTTCGGCTGTTGCCCGGACGGAAACGCGGCGCTGAGGGGCTGCGTCGCGGCCACCGAGGTCGAGTGCGCCGCGTTGTACGCCGCGATCACCTGCGCGGAAGTCCCGAGCGTTGCGTGGCCCGGGCAGAAATCGTTGACGTACAGGACGACGCCGTCCGTCGCCGGGTTATAGAGCCCCGCGACCTTCTTCGAGTTGATGACGACGCCCGCGTAGCCAACCCCGTTCGCGTCCACCCACCCGACGAGGCCGCCCCCGGCGTTGCCGCCAACCCCGGTCAGGAGGCCGCCCGCGATGGTGTGCGCGTTGCCGATCAGGTGGTGCGGGCTGATGAGGAAGCCGTAGGGCTCGTACCCGACCAGCGTGCCCGTGCCGTCGATCACCGTCATCTGCTCGCGGGTCGCGCCCGTGAGGTCGATCACGCCCGCGCACCACAGGGCGCTGTTCCTCGTGTTCCCCGGCGGCGCATACGGCCGGGCCGCCGCGATGCCCGGAAAGACGAGGCAGTTCGTGGACGTGTGCCCGCCCGCGGGAACCACGCCGTCCAGCATTGCCGAAAGGTCGGCGGCGAGCGATCCCGCCTGATAGTTGTTGAAGGTCTGCGTCGCAGGCGGCTGGTAGGTCCGCGTGATCGGCAGTTGGTACTTGCGCACGCCAAGGATCGGCGCCGAGGGCACGTTGACCTCGATGTTCGCGGTCCCGCTGAAGGTCAGGCCGGTGGCGACGATGTGCGCCGTCCCCGTTCCGTCAATGGTCACGACGGTCCCGTTGTCGAGGTCCGTCAGGTAGGCCGCCCCGAGCGTCGAGTTCGTGAGCGTGGCCTGAAACGTCGTGTCAGTCGTCGAGTACGCGGACACCGCGATGGACATATCGCGGACGAGTTGGTTGCCAGCGCCGTAGTTCGTGACGGTGACGGGGGCCGAGAACGCGACACCGAAGTCAGTGCCCGGCCCCCATCCATTCAAAGTCGCGCCGGCGCCAAATTGGAAGCCCATCGCTGAAGCTCCCAGTTACACGCACTGAACGTCTTCGATGAAAATGTGCCAGTGGTAGGTGTTCGTCGAGGTCAGGCCGAGGACCGTCACGTCGAGCGATTGGTAGGCCGAGTTCATCAGCAGTCCGATGCTGGTCGTGGTCGTCACCGTCGGCTGCGTCGTGCCCGGCGTCGCGGAGAGCAGCGTCGTGCCGGTCGGCGCCGTCGCGCCCGTGAAGTTCAGGTCCGTGCCCACGGTGACGGGGGCCTGAAGCTGGCGCAGAGTCCCGTTGTCGTTCGCGATAATCATGTCGCGCTCGATCACCATGACCGCGCCCGCCGCCATCGACTGCGTCGGCAGAGCTTGGAAGGCGATGGCCTTCAGCTTGATCTTGTGGACTCGGTTGATCGCGAGGTAGATGCGGTTGTGGGAGCCGAGCGCGGTTCCGAGGTTGAGGCCCGCCGTCGTCTGGGTGTTGAGGGCCGTCTGGCCGTCCGTGCCGATTTGCAGCGCCGTAGCGCCGGTCGTTGCCGCATAAAGCTGGAAGTGCGATTTCTGAGCGCCAGCGTTGTTGATGAGCGTGCTGATGACGAATTCATTGCCGCTGGAAAATTGCCCGGCCCCGAGTGCCACAGAAGCAAAGCACACGTTCGTGTTCCAGAACTGCGTGCCGAGTCCGTAGGTGGATCCAGCGGGTAGCGCGCTGCTCAACGTTCCAATCACCTGAAACGGCGTGACCGATGTGACGCTCGTGACGGTGAACTCGAATTCCGGGCTGCCAGTAACGGTCGATCCGGGACCGCCCGGACTCACGATTACGGTGTCGCCAGCCTTGAACTGAGCAGCAGCGGACGCCGCGACCGTCAGCGTGACGACGGAGCCAGCAGTCAGCCCGGCGAGGGACGGAGCGACAGTAACGATGAAGGTTTGTGATAGCGGGCCGCTGGCGCCGAGTCCAATGGCGATTGAGTACCCGGCATATGTGGTCGCGCCCGCTGCGGCAAATGACGCCTGCCCGTACGAGTTACCTCCGAAGGAGATGGTGCTAGTGCCGATGGCTTTCGCGCTACCTCCGACAGCGACGGCAGCATTCCCAGAGGCGGTCGCCTGCGGTCCGAACGCGAACGCCCCCCACCCGGCCCCCAGACCACCGGAAGCCTGCGCCTGCGCCTGATAGCCGATCGCGAGATCGGTTTCGTAGTATGCGAGGCCGCCGAAGACAGCGGTTCCAAGGTGCCCGGTGGTGGCGAAGCCGAGGACGTTCAGGACGTACCACGCGGAGCCGTTCCACTTCATCTGCACCGTCATCCCGCCGATGTAGCCTGCTGCGAAGTTCGTGACGACGGTGGTGCCGTTGATCTGGACAGTAAGTGGATTCCCGGTCGGCGGAATCGGGAACTCGAGCGTGACCTGCATCCCCTCGAGTGCAGCGGCCGAAGCCGGGGTCGGCAGCGTGACGTTGACCGACGGGGACGTGAAGCCGGTCGGGAACTTGATGCGGATGATGCCGGTCAGCTTCGTGATCGCGAGCGACGTGGCCGAGGTCGAAGCGAACGTGAGGACCTGCGGCGTCTCGAACCCGAACATCGCGTGCCCGACCCCGGTGTTGTCCCACGACATCACGCCGCCGGTCTGGGGGTCGAGGATCACGCCGACTTCATTGTCGTTCGCCGCGAGGGAGAGCGATCCCACCGACGAGAACAGGCCGTTCCGCGGCACGAAGGTGCCGTAGAAGATGTTGGCGTTCAGGAGCGCCTGAAGCGCCGCCGCGGTGAGCGAGCCGCCCCCGCCGCCGCCGTAGAGCGGGGCGCGGAACCAGCCGTTCGCCTCGAGCTCGATGGCGTCGCCAATCGGGACGACGATCCCGACGGAGTCCGCTGCCGTGTACGAGCGGCCGTTGACCGTCGTGGTGGTGCCGCCCGCGGGCGGGTAGAGAGTGACCTGCGAGATCGTCGCAACCATTACTGATTCCCCTCGACAACCACGTGCATGCGCGCTTCGGGAACTTGCACGATGTTGTCGCCAAGATTGATGTTCGGGGCGACGACCAGCTTCAGTCCGTGCAGCGGGCCGTGCGCAAATTTGTCGGTGGAGTTGTCCGGCGGCTGATTGCCGCCACTCGCCTGCGTCTTCGCTTCGCCCTGCGTCTGCCCCGGGGTGGGCATCGCGGGCACGCCCGGCACCGGGCCTTCGCCCGGCTTCGGCTTGTCCTTGGCGTCGGGCAGCCCGGCCTCGAACTTCTGGTTCGTGTCCAGAGGCTCGTCACCGAACCGCTCGGCGCGGATCTCGTCCACCGTTTTGACGCCGGTGGCGATGTAGATTTGGTCGATCTGCGCCTGCGTCAGCGGATCGACGACATCCTCGATCTTCCAGCGGAACTCGACCTTGTCGAACTTCCCGTACCGCTGAAGCAGGTAGTCGATGCGGCGCTTCATGAACCGCAGCCAAGGCATCATCCCCTCTTCCTTGGACTGCACGCCGACGGTCTGGGCGGTGGCGCGATTGTTGTCCTTCACCAGCGCGGAGGGCGCGACGGCGAAGGCGAAGCAGATCACCCGCACGAGGTATTCGTCGAAGGCGTCCTTCAGGTCGAGGCCGTACTTCGTCTCCTTGATCTTCGTCGGGTCCAGCGGCACGAACTTCATGCGGCGCTGTTGCGCGGTGTCCCCGGCGATGAGGTTGTCCCACCAGTCCTGAAACTCCTTGATCTGGGTCATCGACCACTCGGGCGGCAGGCCGGCGATGGCCTCCGGGATGTTCCCTTCCGAGTAGTGCTGAAGCTGGCTCGTGGCGCGGTTGATGGCCGTGCTGACGATGGTGACGATCTGCTCGACGGGCGAGTAGCCGTACAGGCGGTTCGTGCGCGGGTTGCGCATCGTGTAGACCAACTGGTCGGCGCTGTAATCCACCGCGGGGACGCCGTGCAGCACTTGCTGATACGCCGGGTCCGGGGGCATCGGCGTGCGGCCGGTCGGGTCGATGATGCGGTGAATGGTGGCCGCGTCGATGAGCTCGAGCGCGAAAAGGTCCCCGCCCTTCGTCATCCGCGGGTAGATCGCCACGGCGTCGATGACGAACAGGTCCTCGAGGAACGCGCGCATCCACTGCGGCCCATCAAGGTCCGGCGTCGGCTGCATAATCAGCGCCGTCGCGGCGTCGATCTGCTCCTGCACGCCCGGCTCCGGGCCTTCCTTCTTCTTCTTGCCGGCGGGCGCGTCGTCCTTGTCCTTCTCGACGATCTCCCACTCGAAGCTCTCGATCTGGTCTTTGCGCGTCTCGATGACGATGCGCAGCACGTCGCAGGTGTCCGCGAGGTTGCGAAGGGTCTGGAAGCTGAACCGTTCCTCGAGGCGGGGCGTGAAGCGGGTGTTGCGCGCGACCGGGTAGTCGAAGCGCCTGCCTTCCGCTTGCTCCTGCGCGATGGGCTTGAGCGGCTGCGCGGGGCCGAACCAGTTCTCCGGCGTGACACCGCTGACGGCGTAGCGCACGCCCGCCACCACGCGCGCGAGCATCCCCGGCTCGATTGGCTTGCCGGCGTTGGCGGTGCGTTCACCCATCAGGCGCTCCGCACGGGCAGGATGCCGGCCATCGTCAGCGTTTTCAGCGCATTGGAGGTCGGGCACGTGACCGTGATGTGGTAATCGACGTTGTTCTGCATCCCGCTCACGGCGACGAGGACGGTCAGGCCGCTGATCGTCACCTGCTTCACGATGGCCTGCGGCGATGCGTCCGTGCCGAAGTCCACGCTCACGGCGGCGGTGGGCGAGCCCGTGAGGGTTTCGCCCGTCGCCATGTCCTGCGTGAAGTCGAAGGTGAGGACGCGGGCCTCGGTGGGCGCCAGCGGCAGGAAGCGTGAGGTCATCAGGATCGCCTTGTAGCTTTCGTGGGCGCCGGAGCGCCGACGGTCATTGCGCGCCCGGGTGCGGCAGCCGTGTTCTCGGCCGCGCCGGCGATGGCGTATTGCCGGCCGGGCGCCGCCGCGGTCATGTTTCGCGCGGGCGCAGGGACGGAGAAGAGCGAATCGGCCGGCAGGAAGCCGGTCAGCCCGAGGACGATGGCGAAGTCCACGGGCTCGAGTGCGTTGACCGTGCCGGTGGCAAAGATCCCACCGCTCGCCACCACGCGATCCACGTAGTCCGTGATCGCGGCGATTGCGGTCGCGGTCGGGGTCGAGACACTGCCGGCAGCGATCAGGGCATCGACCGGGTCAGGGGTCGAGATGGCGCCCGCGGTGAGGCTGCTCAGGGCGCCGGAAACCGCGTCAGCGCCTTCCGTGATCGGGGCCGCGCCGCTGACACCCGAGAGCGCCGAGCCCGTGGCGGAAGCCGCATCCCGGCCTTCCGCGCTGGCAATCGCGCCGCTGCTCGTGAGGCCGCCGGCAGCCGCCAGCAGGTCCGCGCCTTCCGTCAGTGCTTCCGCGCCCGCGCTGGCGTCGCCGCCGACCGCGGTGACGGGGTCCAGCCCTTCCGTGATCGCCGCCGAGCCCGCCGTCACGACCGCACCGGCAGCCGCCAGTGCGTCCACGCCGTCCCGCGGCGCGCCGGTGAGGACGTAGCCGGTGACGGAGCCGGAGGACGCGATGGCGTCTACCGACTCCCCGAGCGCCGCGCTGCCGGCTGTGCCGGATAGGGCCGAGCCGGAGGCGGCGAGTGCGTCGCTGGCCTCCGGGGCGCTGATGGTCCCGGAGGACGTGAGCGCGCCAGTAGCGGTCGGCGTGTCCGCTGCGTCGGTCGCCGTGACCGTACCGCTCGTGAGCAAAGCCCCCGCGCTGGCGAGGGCGTCATTCGATTCTTTGGCGGCCAGCGCACCCGCGCTGGTCACGCTCGCCACGGACGCAGCCGTGTCCTGCGATTCCGTGGCGCCCGCCGTCCCAGAGGACGCGCTGGCGCCGGTGCCGGCCAGAGCGTCGGCGGACTCGAGCAGGGCAGCCGTGCCGCTCGAGGTCAGCGCCCCGGACGCCGCGAGAGCGTCAATGAGGTCCGTGGCCGCCACCGTGCCCGCGCTCGTGAGCGCAGCCGGGGCGGAAAGCGCGTCCGAGCCCTCGCTGACCGACGCTGAGCCGGCGCTGGCGCTGGCGCCGGAAGCCGTTACAGCGTCAGGCGTTTCGAGCAGCGCGGCGCTGGCGTTGATGCCGGCGGCTACTACCGAGCCTGTGGCCGCGGGCGAGTCGGCCGACTCCGTGATCGAAGCCGTGCCGCTCGATGCCAACGTGCCCGACGCGGTAGAGGGATCGCCTCTCTCCGCGATTGAAGCCGTACCGGCTGAGGTCGTCGTGCCGGTAGCGGGAACGCTGTCCGCCGACTCGGTGATCGCCGCCGAGCCGGAGATGGAACTGGCCGGGGCCGCGCCCCCGATGCCGAGGACGCCGCGCCTGATCAGGTATTGCGTGAGCTGGCGCGGGTTAGCGGTCGGAAGTTGCGCGCCGATCCCGAGAGGCATCGGCTGGATCGGGATACCAGCCATGTCCTGCCCCTACGTCAGTTCAGCATCCAGAGCCAGCTTTGATGCACCTGAATGCTGTTCGCGTTGTTCGTGCCCCACGTGGCGTACACGTCGAAGGTGTTGTCCACGGTGGAATCGAAGCCCGTGCCGACCGCCGGGGCGGTGTCCGGCAGGGTGATGACGCCGACGCCGCCGGCCGCGACAGCAGCCGAGCCGATGAGCGAGCGGGACGAGAAGCGCGCGGTGCAGAGCGCGTTCGCGCCCGTGCCGGTGCCGAGGGCGCGGATCGTCGCCTCGATCTCGAGCTCGAAGGACTGGTTCGTCGTCGCCGTGGCGTTCAGGTTGAGCGCGCCGAAGGCGGAGAGGACGATGTTCCCCGTCGGCCCGAGGCGGCAGTCGAAGGTGAGCGTGCCGGGGGTAGCGACCGTGGAGATGCGGCCCCGGATCAACGCCTTGAGCGTCGTGCCGATGTCCAGCACCCCGCCGTTCAACTGCGCCTTCCCCGAGCCGTGGAGGATCGAGGTCGCGGTGACGCTGGCGGTGAGCGCCGTGCCGTCCGCTACGGCGGAGGCGAGAAGGATCGGGACATTCGGGCGCACGTCAGGCTCCCGTGGCGGTCAGGACGAAGGACGTGACCGAGACGGTCTGACCGGAGGAAATCGCGGTCGAGTTCAGCGACAGGTCCCCGCCGAAAGTGATGACCGCGGCGGCGGCGACGCCAGCCGTGGACACCTGCGAAAGCTGGACGGTCGTGGCGGTCGAGGACACGACGGTCGTGCCCGCCGGGATGCCGGTTCCGGACACGGTCATGCCCGCCACCGCGGCGGTGCCGCCGGAGGCGAAGTTCAGGACCGAGCCGTTGGCAGCGGTCAACGAAGAGGTCGTCAGGGTGGTCGTCGGGAACACCGTGCCCTGCGCGATACAAGTCGTGCCGGCCGAGGACGTGCAGAGGCGCCAGTAGCCGGCGGTGCCGGTCGCGGCAGCCGTGGCGGCGGTGATCGCGGAAGCGGTCAGAACACCGGACGCCGGAGCGCCGGCGAAGGGGTTCGAGCAGGCGAGGGACGCGAGCAGCGTGCCGGTCGCCGCAGCGGCGCAGTTCGCCGGCGCGGAGCCGGTGTAGATGAGCAGGAACGCCGTGGTTCCAAGCTGCGTCGTGATGTCCGCCATGTTGTTCGTGCGGTGCGTGGTGCTGTACTGGATCGCGAAGCGCACGGCCCCGAGTTGCATCAGGAGCGCGAGCAGCGCGGCTTCAAAGAGGTTCAGGATCTTGCGCATTACGATCTCCCAATGGAAAAAGCCGCCTCGGGGGCGGCTGATGGAAAGTTGCGGCGCCCACCACCGTACTGCCAAGGGGCGATGTCGCGGGCTATGCCCTAGAAGCGCTGCAAACTGGTAGCGGGGGTGGGAATCAAACCCACGACCTTCGGCTTATGAGGCCGACGTGCTGTCTCTGCACTACCCCGCAATGTTCATTGCTTGACGCGGCTCGAGCGCGTCGCTTCCCGGACCATGATGGCGCACATGAGCGCCGCCCCGGCCTCGGGGTCGAAATGCTGAAGGTACGTCTTGGCCGGCGGCCCCTTGATGCTGGCCGGCAGCACTGCGCCGGCTTGGCGCGCGATCTCGTGTTCGACCATCCCCGGCGGGACGAGGAACAGCTTGCCCTCGGGGCCGCCCGGGATGCCGTGGTATCCGTGGTCGCGCATCAGGCGCACCACGTCTTCCGGGTGGAATCCGCCGCAATGGCTGCATACGCGCAGCGGCGCGAAGGGCCAGTGGTGCAGCGGCCAGCGGCCAACGGCGTCAACCCAGATGTCCTCGCGCGCGTCGCCGGACAGCCGGATTGGGCACCGCATTGTCTGCATCGTCATGCCTTCACGTGCTTCGGATCGCGTGAACGTGATTCGTCTTCCGCGCGCTTGCGCGCGAGCGCATCAGCGGCGTAGGCCAAGAAGCCCTCGCCCGGCGTGCTGCGCTTCACCAGCGGCGCCAGCGCGTACCGGATGGCGTCCCAACAGTGGTTGTTCGCGTCCACCAGATCCGGCATCACGTCGCCCGTCAGGCGGTCCTGCTTGTAGCTCCAAAGCCGCGCCTCTTCAGCGGTGCGCGGGCAGCGCGGGTGAATCACGATCTGCTCGTACTGCCGCAGGTGCGCGATGCCATCTTCCACGCTGCCGGGCCACTTGTCCACGGAAACCATCCGCGGATAGCCGTTGCGGCGGAGGTAGCTGATCGTTTCCGGGCGCGCGCAGTCGCCGCGCGACACGTAGTCCTTGCCGCCGGGCACCTTGTCGAACAGCCTCGGCAGGTCATCGCTCTCGACCTTCAGACCGTAGGCTTCATGCTCGACGTAGAGCTTGCGGTTGTGAACCCAGACGCGGAGCATCGTGGACGGGTCTTCCGCGAAGCCGAAGTCCACGCCGTAGTACGGGCCGTCCCAGACCTGCGACCGATCATCCGAGCGCGTCACCGGCTCGAAGGTGTCGATGGTCCACTTGCCGTTCAGCACTTGCGCGGCGCTCGCCACGCGGCACTCGCCCTCCCAGACGTGCAGGTAGGCGTCCATGTCCACGCGGCGCAGGTACTCCATCTCCGCCGGCAGCGTCGTTTTGCCGAAGTGCGGATTGTCCCGCCACGACACCTTCTTCACGAAGGCGTCCGGCGGCGGGCTCACGACGAACCGCTGGTAGGTCGGGTCCTTCTCGTCGGCCGGGTTGAAGGTGACGATGATCTCGGAGCCGGGCATGCGGATCGTGGGGATCAGGACCGACCACGACCTCGAGCTCACCTTCTCCGCTTCCTCGACCCAACAGTCCGTCACGCCTTCCGTGGACTTGATCTCGGTGACGTTGTGGCGCAGCCCTTTGAACAGGAAGTTGGAGCCGTTGAGGCGGCAGGCGATGTACCGCTCGCGCACGTCAAACCACGGCGCCAGTCCCATCTCGTTGATCTGCTCTTCGAGCAGGTGATGCACGGATTCCGCGATGGAGCCTTGGATCTCGCGCGTGCAGAGAATGCGCCGCGGGGATCGGTATGCCTTCAGGACCAGCGCGCGCGCAACGGACCACGACTTCGCTGACCCGCGCCCTCCGTAGTAAACGTGGTATCGGTGTGCCCGAAACAGTTCCTCGAAGGCGCTCGGGATGTCAACCCGGAGCTTCGGGCTCATCGTCCGGTCCGGCGGCGGCGCTGAAGATGACTTCGACGCTCGGGGGCGCGAGCGGCGCGCCATCCTTGCCGGTGAGTTCGTGGCCCTGCGCAGGCTCCTTCCAGCCGCACTGCGTCTTGAGCCAGAAGATCGCAGCCGCGGTCGCGCCGTTGCCGTTCCCCGTGGCCTTCATGAACAGGGACTTCTTGACCATCGCGTTCGCGCGCTCCTTGCCGTCCTTCAGTTCACGGCGGAACACCTTGCGCAAGGTCTTGTCGTCAATCGGCTTCCCGGTCTGGGGATTGACGATCTGGGTGCAGATGACTTCGTGAGCGGTCCCGCACGCGGCGAGGATGCTTACTGCGGTGCGCTGCTTCTCGTTCGGCTCGAACGCGGGACGGCCTGCGGGCATACGAACTCCTTCACGCGATCTCGCTCAGTACGTCGCGCGCGTGGAAAAGACGTTCGCCCCGCTCGTGGTCAGCGGTGTACTGCGGCGCCCAAGCGTCGAGATGCTGACGCTTCAGGCCCGGGAAATCGCGCTTGAAAAATGGCGCGAACTGCGCGCCGGCAATGACTTCCGCCTTGTACTTGGCCCACGCGCCCGGGTTGCGGAAGCGGCAATGGACCATCATGTGACAACGGAAGCACAGGTGGAACTGGTCGGTCTTGCCCGCGGCGAACGGCTCGGAGTAGTCCTCCGCGTGGGCGTCAAAGATGCCCTTCGTCTGCCCGCAGGCGATGCACTGGTGAGGCTTGGTGAGCGTGCCCGCGGCCCACTGGCCGTTGAGCCAGCGTTGCGCGCGCTCGCGCTGCGTCGGGGTGAAGCCGTTGTACGGACCCATCAGCGGCGCCGCAGGTACGCGACGGCGCCGTGGCGCTTTGCGACCGCGTACTCGTGGGCGAACAGGCCGATCTCGTCGTCGATGCTGGCAAGGGCGTTCGTGGCGCGCGCGGACTTCACTCGGCCCTCCAAGAAGATTTCGCGGATGCCGGCGGCGGCCATGGTTCGGGAGAACTCAATGCCTTCGTGCGTGTCCTGACCCCAAAGCTCAGGCATCGCGCGGCGTGCCACCAACACGTCAATTTTACGCGCGTCAATGAGGGACGCAAGGTCTTTCAGAGTTTCGAGCGTGATCCGCATGTGGTGAAGCTCGATGGGGACGCCGGCGGCGCGCCCGCGCTCAATCGCTGCGAGGTCTGCATCCACGCCAACGACGCACTCGAGGCCGGGCGGCTGCACGCTCAGGCGCGCGCCGAGCAGGCCATGGCAGCAGCACAGGTCCAGCAGGCGATCTCGCGTTGCGAAGGCCGCGAAGGCGCTCGCCATGGCATCGTGGATGCGCGGGAACTTGCCCGTCTCCTGCCACGCTTCCAGATACTCCGTCGCGTCGTACCTCACGCCCGCTTCTCATAGGGATACCACGCCTTCGAGTAGGCGTAGTCCTTGATGTTCTTCATCTTGAACACGCCGTCCTGATACAGCAGGTCCACTTCGTCCTTCGTGGCGCCGATCTCGGCCATGATCTGCTGAGGGTCGATGCCGTGCTTGTCGATGAGCTCGCGGACGATGACGCCCATCTGGACGGCGACGTGCGTGCCCTTGGCGCGGTTGATGCGGATGGTGAGCATCATGGCGGCCGGGCGGTCGAGGTTCATCACGACGCACGGCACCTTGCCGCCGTACCGCTTGCGCAGCGCCGGCGAGTCCGACGAGAGCTTCCAGCGGTGGAAGCCGTCGATGACGATGCCCTCCGGGTTCACGATGATGGGCTGGATCCAGCCGCAGGTCAGGATGGACCGCTCGAGCAGCTTCAGTTCGGGGCCGAAGACGACGTTCGGGTTCCACCCGTTCGCTTCCAGCGTCGAGGCGTCGCGCCATTCAATCTTCGTGATCGGGTCGTCGAACTTCATTGCGCGCCCTTTCCGAGCGGAAGGATCTCGCGCTTGAACCCGCCGCCCATGAAGGCGTTGAGCAGGTGGCGCGGGGGGTAGCTGTCAGGCGTCTTGCGCGCGCGCGACATGACGGACTCGAACCGATCCACGGCGAGGTCGTACTGCGATTCCTCCGTGATGTGTTCCTCGATCCACGCCCGGACGCCCTCGTAGGACTGGCCGTACCGACGGTGGATCGCCTCGCTGTCCAGTTCGCGGTAGTACCGCTCGTGGGCCAGCATCTCGGGGAACACGGCGATGACGCGCTCGTAGAAGCCCGGGGTGGTGCTGCGGATCTTGTCGAACCGCTTGGCGCTCTCCGCGTGCAGAGGCGTCGAGACGCGCAGGCCGTTGCCGGCCCACATCTGCATGTCGTAGAGCGAGCAATACGCGATGTTGCGGTCGTAGAAGTACCGGAAGATGTCGTTCTCTTCCCAATCGAAGAGGGGCTTGCAGAGCGACACGTGCTTGCAGGACGGGTCACTGACGGCGTTGATGTAGTTCTCGTTCAGCTTGTTCACGCAGGCCCGGAATCGCATGATGGATTCGCTGGCGCGGATGCCGGTGAGGAACGCGATCTTGCCGCGGTAGTTCTGGGCGGTGTAGGCGTCCATGGTGTACTGGTCAAACACGCGCTCGTCGCCCGGGGCGAGGTTCGTGCCCCACGCCGGCTTCTCGCGCACCCACGGGCGGTTCGGGTCCCACTGGACGTAATTGTGGCAGACGCCGAGGACGTACTTCGTGGACTTGAGCGGGACGGTGAACCAGATCATGTTGATCCAGTCCAGCTTCCGGTAGCCGTCCACGAAGTCGATGACCTCATCGGGGATCAGTTCTTCGTCGCGGAACACCACGTCGAGGGGCTTGGTGATGCCTCGCTCGAGCATGACTTCGCGCGTCAGGTGCAGCGTGGCAAGGCTGTCCTTGCCGCCGCTGAACATCACGACCACTGTATCGAAGATGTCGAAGATGTGGTGGATGCGCTTCTTCGCCTCATCGAGTACAGTCGCCTCGATGTACCGCTTCGCCTTAGCCATTGGCGAGGCCGATTTCCTCGATGTAGGCGGTGATGCGCGCACCGAGCGTTTCGTGCAGCGGGTAGCGCGTCTTCAGGCCCTTGCAGAACGCGAACCACTTGTCCTGCTGCTCCTGATCGTCGAACACGATGGTGTAGCTGACGCCGAAGCCCTGCTGCCCGTCGTTGCCCTCGTCGGGGCCGGTGTTCGGCGTGCCAACGAGTTCCGCGAGTTCCTTGCCCGTGAACCCAAGCAGGTTCACGTCGAAATTGTCGTCCTTGAGCGCGTCGATCTCGACCGCCAGCTTGTCGTAGTCCCACCCCGCGTTCAGGGCCAGCTTGTTGTCCGCGATCACGAGCGCGCGCTGCTGCGCATCGCTCAGGTGCGTCAACTGGATCGCCGGGACCTCGTCCATCCCGAGCTTGCGGGCGGCCAGCACGCGGCCGTGGCCGGCGATGATCGTGCCCCGGGCGTCAATGAGGACCGGGTTGACGAACCCGAACTCCCGGATGCTCGCGGCGATCTGCGCGACCTGCTCGTCGCTGTGCGTGCGCGAGTTGCGCGCATACGGCAACAGCTTCTCGAGCGCGACCTGCTCGATCTGCGGCTGGAAATCGGCGTGTTTCATATGGGGGATCTATTCGGCGGCGAGTCGGGCTTGGGCGTCCAGCTTCTTTGACTGGATCGTGCGATTCCGGGTGCAGTACGGGCACGGGTGGGCGTTGCCGCCGCCGTGGTTCCGGCAGGACTTATCGACGCGCGCGGCCCCGCGGTAGGGCTGGCGGTGTTCCTTGCGGTGCTTGATGGACTGGTCGAGGGACATGGTCAGTGGGGGAGGACGGGTGCATCCGCCCTCCCCCTGCGCGCGCTTCGGGCGACCGGTATCAGAACAGGTGGAAGGCGAAGTGCGCGACTGCGGCGCCAGCGCCGGCGAGGGTGAAGAGGATGCCGACGATCATCGGGGCGGCGGACTTGGCCGGGGCCGCGGCGGGCATCTGGCTGATGTGGCGCACGACATCCGGGGCGACGTGGGACAGGGACGCGGCGGTCGCTTGGACGTGGGCGGCGATGACATCCTCGGGCGCGCCGGCCGTGACGGCTTCGTGCAGGTCGATGGCGTGATCGGCGGCGGCTTGGGCGTGGACGGCCTGCGCCTCGTCATGGACTGGCGTGCCCTGCGGGTTCACGGCTTCCTGATGGGCGGCGTGGGCGATGGCGACCTCGTGGGCCGCGCTTTCGACCGCCGCGGCGTGGACGGCGATGACCTCGTGCGAGTCGCCGTTGGCGACGGCATCCGAGAGATGGGCGGCGGAGACTTGAAGGTGTTCCGCATGCGCGGCGAGGCTGACGGCAGTGGATTCGGGCTGTTCGTCCTGATGCTGCTCGTGGTCGGGATGGTCCTCGTGGGCTTGCGGTTCGTTCATGTGGACTCCGAAAGTGGTGGGCCAAAAAGCACAAACGCCCGGCGCGTTGAGCCCGGGCGTAGTGCTGGTACTTACCTTTTCAAGCGCCATTTTACATGCGGAACATGCAACTTGTCAAGTGTTGCGTGTACGCGACAAGTTCCACGTGGAACATTCAAGCCGGACTGCGCCATTTCCAGAGCTTCGTGCCAACGGGCAGGATCGCTCCCTTTCCGGGCAGGATGGCGCCGCCTTGGCCGACGACGGCCGCGGTTTCCATGAGCGCGAGCATGGCGTCCGCTGCGGCCATGAGGCGGGAGGCCACAATCGGGCTGTACGGCCCGGAGATGTGGAGTTCGCGCGCCATGGCCTCCGCGATCTGGTGCCGGGTCACGTCCCTTCCTCTTCCAGCATGCCGACCTCCCGCAGCCGCTCCGTGATCTGGCGGTAGGCGATCCGGTCCAGCTTCATCAGTTCCTTGCTCGCCTTGCTGGCGTAGTCACTGGCGGAGCGCACGGAGCAGCCGCAGGCGGCCCCCAGATCCTCAAGCGTCGGGCGCTCCTTCTGGGGCGCGAAGTGCCGGGCGACCAGAGCCCGGCGCGTGCGCAGGTCCGCGCGCTGGTCCTTGAGAGCGGTTTCCCCGATGTGCGTGGCGAGCCAGTTCAGGTAGTCGATCCACTCCCGGTTCGCGCGCTGGCTCCCGCACAGGGCGCAGCATTCCTCGAGCCGCTGCGGGGCGAAGCGCACCACGAGGCAGGCTTCGCTGATGGAGCCGAGGGCGTGGATCTCCGCCCGGACCATCCCGGCCTGCGCAGCGCCATCCAGACCGCCGAGCCCGCGCGGGCGCCCGGTGGGAGGGGCGCCCATCTTGTTGAGGGACGGGCGCTCGTAGGCTTGCGCGGAGTGCCGGAAGCAGAAGATCAGGGCCTCGTGGGCGCTTCGGAACATGGCTTAGACCCCGCGCATCACGAGCGGGGGCGTCACCCGGTAGCCCATGGAGCGAAGGTGCTCAGGGCTTCCGTACATGCCGCCGGGCAGGTGGATCAGCGGCACGCCCTCCCGGCCGATGGTGTAGACGCACTTGATCTCCCCGACGGTGAACATTTCCCGCTCGTGCCATGGCATCCCGCGTCCCGCCGCGGCGCGCCAACCCATTGCCGAGGCAACCCGAATGTCATCCTTCATGCTGCGATTCCTTCCGTGGTGGGGGAGAAAACTGCGACTTCCATCCGCGCGGACGGCGCGAATTTCTTCGTGATCCGCAGGCTGACCACCTGCGAGTCGTCGATCCAGAGGATTTCGTTACAGGCGTCGAGGACGACCTTGGTGAAGTTGTCGAGGTCGGGCTTGGACGTGGGGTGGGTAAGGCCGAGCAGCGCGTCGGCCCGCTTCTTCTTGGACCAGCTCGCGGGCGGCTCGAGATGGATGTCGATGCCGACCACGACGGGGCCGGCGACCGGCTTCTTGGCCGCGGCCTGCATCGCCTGCCGGGCGTACATCGCGACCAGCTTCTCGTAGACCACCGTGCCCTTCGGGGTGTAGGTGCGGACGAAGCCGCCCACCCGGGCGAACCGGGGCCGGCCCTTGGCGACCGGCGGCCCGGGGATGGCGAAGGTGACGACGTGGATCACGCCTCCCCCGCCGGCATGGGCACGGGATTGAGGACGGAGACGACGCGCTCGCGCAGCGCCGGCTCTCCCTTCACGATCCAGCGCACCGTCGCTTTGCCGTGCAGCTTGGCGTGGAGCGCGGACTGGATCTCGATGACGCCCGCCATCGCCGCGTCCTCGTTGAGCGCGGTCAGGCAGTGCGTCAGCGTCCCGTGTTCCCCGCCAGCGGCCAGCACGAAGCGGTGCTTCCGGCTGGCGGCGATCAGGCGCAGGTGGCCCCAGACCCCTGTTTGGGCTGCCGTCTCGCCCTCCGCCGGGGCGGTCGTTTCCGTGTCCAGCAGGAGCGCGATGATGGCGGCAGGCCCGCGCTGCCCGGCGGCGCGCCGCTCCTGCCGGCTCACTCCCCACCCCCGCAGCTTCCCGAGTCCGACGAGCTCGAGTAGGAGGATCCCGGGTCCGACGACGAGCTCGAGCAGTCCGAGGACCCGAAGTCCCACGTGTCCGGGAGCATCGGCGGCATGCCGGCCGGGGAGCCGGTGCCCGTCAGGACAACGTCGTGGTCCACCGGGGCGTAGTCCGGGTCCGTCGCCGGGTTGCACCGCCCGCGATCCATGCAGCGGCCGGTGGCCGCGCACCGCGCCTTCATGTAGCACCGATTGCTCGCAGCGAAAACCGTCATGGCCGTACCCTTTCGACTTTCCCGGATCTCTACGGCCTTCTGGCTGAGCGCGACCCGTGCCGCCCTGCCCCGCTTCTTCTCCACGCCGTCCAAGTACCGCGCCCGCGCCTCCCCGTTCGGGAATCCATCGAGCAGGTGCCTCGCCTCACACTCGTGCCGCCATGCCTCCGAGGACAGGTGGTCGCCCGTCACCGCGCAGCCGCGCGCGCAAGCCGTGCGATGTGTTCGTCCTTGACGTAAATGTGCGTGGGCATCATCTGGTGATCGCGCCAGAACGCCCCGATCAGTTCCTCGAAGTCGATGGGCACGTCAGTGGCGGCGACGATGCGGCCGGCCGGGATGTCCCCGAACTCGGCCGCGTAGACCCGCTGCCCGGGCAGCATGAATCCGCCCATGGGGTTCCGCACCCACCCGCGCGGCGCGCGCACCGGCATCAGGCTCGACGCCTTGACGATGGCCGGTGCGGCGGCGAGCGCGAGGCAGGCGCCGAGGAAGCCGCGCCGGTTCACCGCCGCCCTTTCCACGTCTTGATGCAGCTTTCGACGACGTTCCCGATGAGCAGGATCAGGAACACGGCCGCGGCGAAGGCCCAGAGGTCCGTGAAGATGACGCTCATGCTGTCGGCCCTCCGCACGGCGGGCGGCTCGCCGCGTCGATCAACTCGACGGCGTTGATGGCGAGCTTCCGCCACCGCGGGGGAATGTCCTCCGCGTTCGCCATCAGGAGCAGCGTGTCCCGCGGGCCGCGCACCCCGACCGGGAGTTGCATGACCGGGATGAACTTCGTGGGCTCGCTCATCGCCGCGCCTTCCACTGCCCGTTGAGCGCCCAGACCGCCAGCACGATGATCGCCACCGGGCCGATGACCAGCACGAAGACGGCCGCGAACGTATTGAGGGTGGCGTCCATCAGGCCACCTTCGCCGCGCGCGCGAGCGGGGCGCCGGCCGCTTCCATCTCTTCCTGAAGCAGAGCGCCGACGCGCCACAGGAGCTTCGCCGTGTGGCGCAGCCCGTCCTCCGGGTCGATGGTGCCGCGCTCGATGAAGTGCCGCATGATGCAGTCGGCGTGGTCCATCGACTTCCCGCGCGCGTGGTGGAGCGGCTGGCCGGGGTTGTGCTTGTCGTTCCCCGCCTTGCTCACCTTCGCGGCTTCCACGATGGCGGCCGGGAAGTAGTCGATGAACCCGGTGCCGATGGGGATGGCCTTGCGGGCTTCCGAGCCCGTGGGCAGCACGGTCGCGGGGGTTGCCGGGCGATACACCGTCCCGCTTGCCATCATCGACTGCGCCTCAGCGTCCGAGAACCCGGCTTTCTTGAGGTACGCGCCGGTGATCGACTTCTGTTCCTCCTGCATGTCCATCAAGCCGGTGTACTTCTCGAGCGGCGGCGTCCAGCCGAGTTTGATAAGCGCCGCGCGCGTGGCCTGCTCCTTCGTGTCGATGACCTCGCGGACCAGCGCGTCCATCACGTCGTCGATGGCGGTCTGCAACTCGATGGTGCCGAGCGCGGGATCGACCTCGAAGCGGACCTCCCCGATCTTCACCTTGCCGTCCCCGCCGTCCGCATCGGGTTCGACGCCGTGCCGGCCGATGTCATCCGGGTCCGGGTCCGCGGACATCGCCGGCGTCTCGTTCAACGCCTGCGCGCGCGCGCGCTCGGAGATGCCGCGCCAGTAGCAGGCCCACGAGTACCGCGACTCGTCCTGAATGCGCCACGAGTCCTGCGGGTATTCGGTGCGCCACCCGTTGTTCCAGTACGCGCGGCAGACGGCGCCCGCCACGCTGTTCCCGAGTTCGTACCACCCCGGGCGCACGGGCGGCTGTTGAAACCCGAACCAGCCGACCCGCTCCAATTCCTTCTTTGCTTCACTCATCGCAGGATCCCCACGGTTACGTCGATTGCGGCCCGCATGTCCGGCACGCGAAAACCGATGGCCTCGAGGACCATCATGTGCCAGTGCGGGTTCGATTCGTCGTCGATGGCGCAGACGACCGGAATGTGGTGCGTGTGCGCCCACGCGATCTCCATGACGGTGCCGATGGAGACGCGCTCGGCGCCGAGCAGGTTGGCGAGCAGCACGTCGCAGCGCGTGGCGTCGAAGTGGTCGCGCGTCATCACGGCGCGCGGCGTGGAGAGGACGCCCATGTGTTCGTACTCGCGGCCGTGCCCGCTGATGCTGGCGAGGCTCGCGAGGTATTCCTTCCCGCGCAGCGGCGTCAGCCCGCGGATGCCGTGCTGCGCGAGTTCTTCCATGGCGTGCTGGCGCCAGCCCTGCGCGCCCGTGAAGTGGAGCCCGGTGATCGGTCCCGCGAGGTAGACCTGCTTCACTTCGCGCCCCGCAGCTTGGCGTCTTGGTCCGCGACCAGCACGCCCATGTTCACGTGGGCGTCCGGGACGGACCGCATCATCACCGTCGCGCCGGCGGAGGCGGAGTACGCGGAGGTCGTGCCGATGGAGTCATTTGCGTAGCTCGAGGTATGCATGGAGTTGAACCCCATGCCCTGCGCGGCGACCACGGCCTGCTTGTCGGCGCCGATAAAGAGGAAGGTCCAGCCGTGCTTCTCGGCGTGGGCCATCATTTCCTTGATCCGCTCGCTGGTGTATTCCCGGCTGGCGTTCTCCTGCCCGTCCGTGATGACCGTGACGATCACCTTTTCCGCGGGCGCGGCTTGGAGCGCGCGGCCGACTTCCTGAATCGTCCGGCCGATGGCGTCGAGCAGCGCCGTGCTTCCGCGCGGCTTGTAGTGCTCGGGACCCCACGGGATGACGTAGCGGACATCGTCGTGGTGCTTGATCTCGAACTGGTCGTCGAACTGCATGATCGTGAGCGCCGCAGTGCCCGGTGCCTCGCAGTTCTCCTTGATGAACTGGTTGACTCCGCCGACCACGTCATTCACCTTGCCGCCCATCGAGCCGGAGCGGTCCACGATCAAAGCCAAGTGCGTGTGCATGTCGATCCTTTCAGCGGTCGTAGGTGATCGCGCGGTTGACCGGAGGCTGGCTCAGGCCGCGCGGGTTTTGGCGGTCGGTGTCACCGAACGACCCGATCTCGTCGTTGAAGAAGAGCAGCGCGTCCCCGGTGGGGCCATTGCGGTTCTTCCGCACGAGCAGTTCAGCGAGCCCGTCCCACTCCGGCCCGCCGCCGTGCTTGGACTGGCGGTGGAGCATCACGACGATGTCCGCGTCCTGCTCGATCTCGCCGGAGTCCCGCAGGTCGGAGAGCAGCGGGCGCGCGTCACCACGGCGCTCCACGTCCCGGTTCAACTGCGCCAGCGCGATGACGGGCACCGCGAGTTCCTTGGCGAGCGCCTTCAGGCCGCGGCTGATGCTCCCGATCTCCTGCGTCCGGTTCTCGCCATGCCCGCGCATGAGGCCGATGTAGTCCACGATCACGAAGTCGAGGCCGATGCGGCGGGCGAGGCGCCGGGCCTTCGCGCGGATGTAGCCCACGGTCACGGCCGGCGTGTCGTCGATAAAGACCTGCTCGGGCTGGATGCGCTCCTGCGCGTCCACCATGCGGAGCCAGTGCCGGTCCTCCTTCGTCCCGCTGCGCATCGCGTGGGTGGACACCCCGGAGCGCAGCGCGAGGATGCGCTGGCCGATCTCCCGGCGGCTCATCTCGAGCGTGAAGAACAGGCCCTTTCGCCCGGCCGCGGACATCGCGCTCGTGATGCAGCAGGCGAGCGCCGTCTTGCCGATGCTCGGGCGCGCGGCCACCACGACAAGCTGTCCCGGCTCGAGCCCGTTGGTGAAGCGGTCCAGCCCGTCCAGCCCGCAGGACACGCCGGACATGGACTGCCCGGACTCCGTGCGCTCGTTGGCGTAGGTGATCGCCTCGTTGACGGCCTCCGCGAGCGGCACCGGGTCGCCCTCGCTCCGGTCCATCGCCCGGATCAGGTCCGCCTCAGTTTTCTCCGCGAGCTCGTGGGGCTCAGTGTTCGGCGCGCCGGCGCTCACCGCCGCCGAATTGCTGATCTCCCAGATACGGCGGAGCAGGCCGTACCGGCGCACGAGTTCCGCGTAGCGCCGAACGTTGGTGGAGCCCGGCGTGTTCTGCGCCATCGCGTTCAGGTAGGGCAGCGTCGCGGCCGACTCGTCGCCCCCGCCGCGCGGGCTTCCCGCACCGTTCCAGACGGTGATCGGGTCAATCGGCTGGCCGCGGTCGAAGATCGAGGCCATGACGGCGAAGATCGTGCGGTGTTCCGGCAGCCCGAAGTCCTCGGGCACCAGCATGTCCGACACGGACTCGAAACACTTCCCATCCAGCAGCACGGCGCCGAGCAGGGAACGCTCCGCGATCAGGGACTTCGGCGTCAGTTCGTTCAGGCTCATGTGTTCCCCCGGTGGTAGCGACCCTCGATCACGTGCGGCAAGTGCTGCGCGCCGATCAGCCATTCAAGGTCGGCCACGAAGGGAGGCCGGCCGGGGCTCGGCGGCGCCTTGCCGATGAGGAACGGGGATTTCGTGCAGAACTCGAAGTACCCGCGCCACCAGTCGAGGCTCTGGCGCTTCGGCTCTTCCCGCCACCGCTGGCGGAGCATGGATTGGCGCTGCGCGTTCCAGACCATGACGCGGGGGTTGCCGGGCAGGATCTCGTGATAGAGCGCCACGATGGCGTCATGCGGGCACCCCGCCACCGCAGGGCCGGCGACAGCCGGCGCAGGCGCCAGCGTGAGGTCGGCCGGGGACGTATGGGTTTGTTTTTCTATAGGTATTGGTATTGGTATGGTATCCAGCGGAACTACGGTGGAATACCGCGGTATACCGCCGGTATCCTGCGGGGTGGCCCCTGCGGTTGCGCGCACACGCTCCCAACGCTTATCGATCCGAGCCTTCTGCTTGCCGCGGAACTCGAGCAGTTCGGTTACGCGCTGCGTCAGGACGTGGTGGTAAAGGCGCCCGTCGGAGTGAAGAGTCCAGCCGCGCAGCAGGACATCCCGGTTCATCTGGAACAGCGTCAACGGCATGCCGATGCGCGCCGCGATGATGGCGTCATCGTTCGAGAAGGTGCCGCAGGGCGTGGCCGTCCATGCCCGATACCACATCATCAGGAGCCAAGGCTTGATCTCGGCTGGCGCGAGCGCCCACGTGTCGGAGCCCTCGCACCGCTCATGATCGAACTGGAAACGCCAGCCGGCCGCCTTCGTGCCCTCCGGGTAGGGAGGATCGGGGAGCGGGGCGGAATGGGCCAGTTGCAAGGTGGGGCGCACGGCCTACAGTCCGAGGCGGCGGGCCAGCCCGGCAAGCGCGCAGTCGCGCTCGCTGGCCTTGGCTTCGGGATGGGCGGCGTCCCACAGGCCCTTCTCCTGCTCGTACCGCTGGACGGCGTTCGTGCTGCCGGCGCTGAACCGGCTGGACTTGGATCGTGCGGTCTGCATGGTCATGCCTCCGTGGGTTTGAACGTGACAATCAGGAACCCGCGCTCGAGTAGGTGCCGGAGCGTGGCGAGATTCATTCGCGCCTCGTATTCACGCCGCTCCGCCTTGGGCCGGGCGTCGAGCCCGGGCTGGTCCAGTCGGGAGTGGCAGGTGAAGCACAGGGCGCACAGCGACGAATCGCTCGCCTTGATGGCGCCGCCCTTGCCGTAGTTCGAGTGCGCGGCGACGACGGTGCCGTCGTTCGCCCCGCAGTCCATGCAGGCGAGTTCCCGGCGGGCGCCGAGCGTGTTGATGAGTTCTCGAAGCCGGGCGCACCGGAAGGTGTGCGGCTTCGGGAATGAGGCCATGGCCTCAGCGCGCCGAGGGCTTCGGATACAGGTCAGGCCGCAGGATGTGCCGGGGCACCTTCGTGGCCTTTTCCACGTCGAGTACCCGCAGGTAGGAGCAGCGGCCCGACACGACCCACTGCCGAACGGCCTCCCGGGTGACGCCCAGAATCCGGGCCAGTTCGCTCTGGCCGCCCGCAATGCGGACCGCCTTCTCCATCGGGTTTTCCACTTGTTCCTCGCTCGCTGCGTTGGCCGGCTTTTTCACCGGCACAGGCGCAGTTTGCCAGCCTCACTTGAATCTGTCAAGCGTCCCTTGTACCGCCTCCCGGAAAATGGGGTCGTGCAAATACGCTCTTGCGCGAAATGTCAAGGGCAAGCTATTCTTGACGCCATGCTCCGCCGATCCCGTCTCGATCAACGGGGCTGGTTGTCAACGAACTGTCACGGAGGGAGTTATGGGCCAAGCCAAGTCGAAGCCGGCAGCAGACCGCGCGAGGGCGAAGCGCATCAAGGATTTGCTGTCCGATAAGAACTACTCGCAACTCGATCTCGCTCGAGCGGTGGGCGTGTCGCGCAGCGCAGTGAATCTTTGGATGCACGGGGGGATGATCCGAGCGGAACACGTGGAGAAGGTGGCCGATTTTCTCGGCACGTCGCCTGCCCATTTGATGTTCGGAGTCAATGAACATGAACGTGAAGTAATCTCACGGGTGTCAAGTAGTGTTAGCATGCCTGCTCACGGGACCGTTTCCATGCAAGCGGAACGCCGCCGGGAGCCCGTCACCCCGCGAACAGGAGAATACGTGGACGTACCCTCAATGAAACTTTCGGCGCCGCAGGAAACGGCGCAGATTTTCGAGGCCCATGTCGAGACGGTGGCTCGCATGGCAATCGCGCAGGCGTGGTTGAAACGCATTGCTCCCCCGAACGTCGCAGTCGAGAACCTTGGCATCGTCACCGCGCAGGACGCGGCGATGGACCCGACGATTGCGGAAGGCGACATCCTGTTGGTGGACCGCGGCACGGTGGATGTCCGCGCGGATGCCGTCTACTGCTACGTGCTGCACGACGATTTTTACGTGCGCCGGCTTCAGCGCGAAGGCCCGGGGATGCTGCGCGTGATCCCCGACAACTCGAAGTTCCGCGAGTCCACGATCCAGCGCGGCGAGGCGCGCATCCTTGGGCGGGTGCTGACCTCGTGGGGCGCGACGGCGATCAACTGATCGTTACCTGAAACTGACACGGGAGGCTTCGGCCTCCCTTTTTTTTCGGACCTGCCGTCCGTCGGTCCGAGCAAAAAAGCACGCCCTCGAATACAAGTACCGCTTGACATCGTGCCCGCGAAGGTCCAAGCTGCGCTTGTACGTTGCGAACCCACCCACAGGAGGCATGACATGAGATTTGACCCGGCGCTGTTCAGCAGGTCCGGCGAGTACCTGTACTACGCGGTCCCCGGCGATGCCCGCCCCACCTTCATTGCCCGCTTCAAGTACCAGCGGTCGAGCGCGAGGGGCTTCCAGTCATTCCTCACCGCGCACTTCGAGGTCGAGGAATACCTTGCCGCCATCGCCGCGGGTTGCGCGCCGCTGACCGTTCTGGAATCGAAGGGCTACCTGCAACCCCACGTTCGGAGGGCGCTTCGCGAAGCGGGCTACCCGCTGACCGCCGCCGGCAAAGCCGCCTATCTGCGCGAGGTCTACGGCCCGAGCCTTGACCGTGCCGCCGCGAAGGTGACGGCGTGAGCCGCGCCACTCTGCCCCCGGGCATCCCCTTCCAGTGGTCGATCTGTGACCACTGCCAAGGTCACGGGACCACCACCCGCCACGTCGAATGCGACGGCGGCGGCTTCACCGCGAGCGAGTGGGCCGAGCAGGACGAGGACTTCCGCGAGGACTACATGGCGGGTCGGTACGACCGCCCCTGCCCTCACTGCCAGAACGGCAAGGTCCAGATCCCCGACGTGGCCCGGTGCAGTTTCGCGCAGCGCCGCGAGCTCGTCGAACTGCGCCGCGCCGCCCGCGAGCGCGAGATGTGGGCGGCGCAGGAGCGCGCCGAACTCCGCGCCTTCGGCTACCAGCGTTGACCTACCCACCCATCAGGAGGAATGACATGGCCCACGGAATCCGCACCACCGAGCGTTTCGATTATTTCACCCTGTCGCAGTCCCGCTACGACACCAGCGTCAGCATCTACGGATGGGGCACCTACCCGCGAAGCTCCGTCCTCGCCGGGCAGGCGCGCAAGGTGTTCCTCGAGAGCGCCGTCAACGAGGCGGAGGCGCGCGCGTGGATCGCGCAGAACCACGGCAAGCGCAAGGCCGCGGACGCGCACTGGTCCTCGAAGTGGACCGAGCCGCAGGTTAGCCTCGCCCACCTGCCGGACGACGGGGACTACTGACATGAGCATTCGAATGATCCGCGTGAATGACTGCGGGGACTGCCCGCATCTGGATCACAAGGGCGCCTTCGGGCGCGTCGCTTACATCCCCGTTTGCCGAAATGCCAACAAGGATCTGCCATACACGGTCGACGCCAGCACGGCCGGCTTTTGCACCGCCAGCCAAACCGGCGGGATCCCCGACTGGTGCCCGCTGGAAAGGATGCCGGCATGAGCAGTGCAAGTGAGATGGCCGCTCTAGTGCGCAAGCTCCGGAAGCACGGCTGGCGGTACGAGGTCGGCGGACGGCACGGCCGGCTGATCGCCCCGAGCGGCGCCGTAATCATCACCCCGCTGTCATGCAGCGACACGCGCGGGCACCTGAACAAGATCCAAGACATTCGGCGCTACGCGGCGCCGTCCGACTACGCCGGCATCCCCGGCGTCGATAGGCCAAAACGGAGGCAGCGATGAGCTATGGCGCGTGTGAGTTCATGGACGACGTGATTCGGCAGGTCATCGACAGCGGGCTCGCGACGCGCGGGGACTTCTCCGGCGACGATGCGTCCGAGCAGGCCAAGATCGTGATGCGCGCGATCACCCGCGGCGCCATCTACGACGATGACGGCACGTACCGCAAGAAGGTGCAGAACGCGATCTGGCACCTACGGCGCGCGCGTGAACTCCTGAAGGATGCGGACGCCCCCAAGGCCACCGCGCGCGTGCGCCTCGCGCTGACGAGCGCGGAGGGAGCGGAGCGCAACGCTTCGCGGCGCGACTGGCTCGTGACCCGGGGATAGCCTCGACCTACCGTCCGTCGGTCCGTTGGCCTCAGACACAAGTGCCGCTTGACAGACTTCACTTGAAGGCGCAAGCTGCACTTGTTGACTGACTAACCCCAAAACGGAGGCGCGCATGAAAGACAGGAAGTTTGGAATTGAGATTGAGGCGAACGGCGTGGCCCGCTACGAACTGCGCGAGGCGCTGATTGCCGCCGGGATCCGCATGCTGCACGAAGGCGGCGCGGTGACGGGCTGGAAGATTGTCGGTGACGGCAGCGTGCGCGGCCGGAACCCGTTTGAACTGGTGTCCCCGGTGCTGTCCGGGCGCGACGGCATTGAGCAGATCCAGAAGGTCTGCGCGGTGCTGGCAGCCAAGGGCGCGAAGGTCAACAGCAGTTGCGGCCTGCACGTACACGTGGACGCCCGCGACATGGAGGTCCTGAACCTGCGCAACGCCCTGAAGCTCTACGTGGAGCGCGAAGAGCAGATCAATTTGGTGATGCCCGCGACCCGCCGGGACAACAGCTATTGCGTGCCGGTGCTGGACTGCATCCGCGCGCGCTTGGTGCAGAACGCGCGCCGCGATTCCGGGTTTGCCGCGGACTTTGACCGCTACGCCGTGGACACGAGCATGAAGGCGGTGTTCAAGGCGATTGACACCTGCGAGACGCGCCGCGCGCTGCAAGAGCTTTGCGGCGGCAGCCGCTACCGCCGCCTGAACATGGAGGCGCTGGACCGCCACGGGACCTTGGAGTTCCGCCAGCACAGCGGGACCGTGACCTTCGAGAAGATGTCCGCGTGGATCGACTGGTGCGTGAGCCTCGTGGAATACTCGATGAAGTGGAAGGCGGTGCGGCCCTCCACGGTGACTTTTGACGTGGCGCTGGCGCATGCGAGCGCCCCGAGCCGCAGGTTTCTGACCACGCGCCGGGACTGGTTTGCCCGCCGGCCGCGGTCCTTGGGTGGAGCGTGAACATGACCAACATCAACGGAGGCGCGACTGTGATTACCACAATGGACGGCAGGCAATACGCGGGACTCACCGCGCAGGACGTGGTGGAGCGGATCAAGGAGGACGGGTTTCTGACCCACCAGAAGGAAAACATCCCCTACATGCGCGGCGTCGCGAGGCGGTGCCGCCGGATGGACCACGTGACAGTCCGCACGGACACCTACGAGAACTTCTTGGCCGACCTCGAGACGGCCGGCCACATTACCATCGGCGGAGGGAACTGAGATGCGCGGGACCACCTTGTACGCGGCGTATGGAGCGAACACGAACATCCGGGCGATGGAGCGCCGCTGCCCGGACGCCGTGCCCGTGGGCGCCGCCCGGATCTTTGGCTGGAAGCTGATGTTCCGCGGCGTGGCCGACGTGGTGCCGCAGACGGGCGCCGAGCTCTGGGTTGCCCTCTGGGAGATCACGCCCAAGTGCGAGCGGGCGCTGGACCACTTCGAGTCCTACCCGAGCCTGTACGTGAAGCGGGACTTTGTGCTGACGCAGGACGACGGGTCGCAGCGGTACGGGATGTTCTACGTGATGAACAACGCGAGCGGGAGCTTCGTGCCCTACGTCAGCTACCAGGAAACGTTGCGCGAAGGATACGGCGACTTCGACATGCCCATCGAGCAGATCAACCGCGCGATCCATGAGGCAGAATTGGCGGAGTCGCAACTGCCGACCCGCATGCCGGTCACGGACGTGAAGCTGCGCTACCCGCAACTCGGTAGCGCGTGGGAGCGCCGGGACCGGAAGGCTGCCAAGAAGGCGCCCAAGAAGGGCCGTCAGGGAGTCCTGATCGACGAGCGCGGCCAACCCCTCACCACGACGTACAAGTGGCCTCACATGCCGCGACGCGAGCGGCAAGAGGCTTGATCCAACCACCACCAATTCGGAGACGACAATGGCGAGCATCAAGCTGGCAGCGACGGTCGAAGTGGACGACGAGTTCCTGTCCGACATCATTGCGGTCGCCCTCGAGGGCGGCATCGGGTACTGGTCGCAGGCGGACCAGATCGTGCGGGAGTCGGAGTACGGCGTCGTACTCACCATGCGGCCGGAGTGCAACTGGCGCTACCGCGAGTGCGTCCTGTACCAGTCGAACGACGACGAGTCCGGGTACGACGAGGCCCACCCGCTCAAGCTGGACCGCGCCGCCATCGTCCTCGGGCTCTCGCGGATGCTGGATTTCGGCAATGACCTCAAGGTGGCGATGCGCTACCGCACCACGACCCTCGAGGCCGTGGTCGAGAAAGACGCCGGCAACATCGACGCCGAGCTGGCGGACATCATCGTGCAGGTGGCGCTGCTCAACGACATCGTCTACGGATAGGAGTCGCCATGAACCCCCTGCTCCAAACCCTCACCGCCACCGCCGGCACGCTGGCGGAGGCCGCGAGCAAGCTCCGCGAACTCGGCGGCGCACTCGGGCCGTGCGACCACAGCGTCGGGATCTGCGTATGCGATCTAACGGTGCTGGCGGACCAATGCGACGCGCGCGCCGGGGAACTGGCGAGGCGCCTGCCCAAGTGGGCGCCGAAGGCGGCGACCTACCGTCCGTCGGTCTGACCCCCTTTTTTTGCCCACGAACGCAAGTACCGCTTGACATGCGCAAGTGCCGCTTGTATTGTGGTGGTGTTGTGAACGTAACCACCACCCACGAAACGGAGAGCGACATGACCTACACGATGAGCCTGACGCGCGCGATGGGGATTGCCCAGACCGAAGTGAACAACATGGAACTCGGTTTGGAGCGCAACCGCGAAGTTGCCCGGATTGTGCTGGAACTGATGACCGGGGACGAGATGGTGGCCGCGATCTGCACCGAGTGCGCGACAGGCTCCGTGCGGGACATGGTCCAGACCGGCCTCAACGAGTACAGCGCGCTGACCGCCTAACCCACCCACCACCCCGGAGGCTTCCATGCCCGACATCCTGATGACCTTTGGCGACTTCTCCAAGACCGACGTAGAGGTCGCCGCCCTGACCCCGGCCGCGAAGGCCACCTTCGCTGAACGCTTCGGCGCCGGCGCCGTGGGCGCGAGCCTGCGCAAGTCCTTTGCCCCGGCCTTCGTGGAGTTCTGCGAGGGCTGCGGGTTGACAGTCGCAGTCGAGTGATGCCATGACCTTCCATATCGACCCGGTGGTCGATGACATCGTGACCACCATCGTGAACGACGGCAACGGCGACCAGTGCGGCCTCACCTACGACAACCGCTGCCGCGCCGCGAAGGCCAACCTCTACATCGAGTTCCGGTGGTCCGTCCGTAACTATGCCCGGCGCCGCATGGCGCTCGGCCACGGCTACCCGAACCGCGAGCAGATCATCGACGCCGCGGACACCGTCATGGCGTACTACCGCCAGCACTTGAAGGAGGTCGCATGA